TGGTTATAACGGTTTCGGGTTTGTATCTCGGCCCCCTCTTTTAACTGACATATCATGAATATAAAGAACTTATTTAAGCGACGAAATGCAATGAAACTACATCAAATTATCATCGACGTGCCCGAAGGCTATGAGATAGACCAGGACGAGCGTTCGGAAGATCGGATGACGATTCAATTCAAGAAGATCGAGAAGCCGAAGGCGGTTCCTGATTATGCCATTAAGTCTGGTATTTTTATCATCAAAGGCGATCAGGTATATATTCCCGATGAGTGGGGCAATCGTCCAGCAGACGGTGTGTTGCTTGCTACTCCTCACTGGTTCATCGCGATAGATCGTCAGGCCCCCGATAAGTGCATGGAATGGAGTGGTGCTCGTGATTGGGCTCGTGCGCGGAAAATTTACGGCAGGCAATGCGATCTGTTCGATCGGTATCAGGGGCTGCATATATTCGATAACCTGGAGGAGATCAATGCCAGCCTGAAGGCTATAGGCGGTGATATTATCCCGGGGGAGTGGCACTGGACCAAGGACGAAGTAAAGATGAATCCTCGCTGCGCGTTCGTCGTCTGCATCTGCAACGGTATCGTGGACTACCGCCTCAAGTGCAGCATCTATTGCGTGCGTGCGGTTTCCGCTTTTCCTCGTTTTTAAACTTGGGCTTTTCCCCGCCGCATTTCAAGCGGCGGGGTTTGGGGAGTTAGCTCAACGGCAGAGTTGCCGGATTGACCGGCAGGTTGGAGGTTCGAATCCTCCATTCCCCACGGGGCGAAAGCCCTGCCATAAAGAGGTTAGACAATGAACGCCGCTGTCCTCCGTGACGGCTCGAAGCGGTGCGCTGCCTGCATTGAGACCCTACGCCGCAGACGTGGGCGGGTGGAAGTGCGGGCAGCGTAAACTGGGCTATGGTGTAATGGTAGCACCCAAGAATTTGGCTCTTGTAATCGAGGTTCGACCCCTCGTAGCCCAACATTTAATCAGGTAAAAAGGGTAGCTTATTTGGTAATGAGATAAGAGAAGACCACGAGACCACCATTGAGCGGTAAAGGAATATAACTTGTAAGGAGTTATAGTACTAGTCGTCTTGAGCGAGAATATCAACCTCCCCTTTTTATTTAAAATCAATATTCCACATTCACCAACGAAAAAACAATAATGGGCGGCAGTCCGAATGGTTAGGTACAGCTCTGCAAAAGCTGTTAAAAGGGTTCGATTCCCTTGCTGCCCTCAAATTGCCGAAGTAGCTTAATGGCAGAGCACCCGACTTGTAATCGGGAGGTTGTGGGTTCGATTCCCACCTTCGGCTCAAGCGGTAGTTCAAGAATAGAAATTGCTCCGAAAGGAGATAGATGGAGGGTGAAAGGCTCCTCCCCGCTTTTTTTTAGGGCCTTTAGCTCAGTTGGTCAGAGCAGCAGACTCATAATCTGAAAGTCGTAGGTTCAAGCCCTGCAAGGCCCACTAAACAAACAATCAATTTATGGCAAAGTGGATTGATCCCCAAAAAGTTCTTCCCAAAGAAGATGGCGTTGTTCTATGCAAGGTCAAATATTGCCGGTATACTCAATACCTCGTTCTGGATTGGTATAATGGGCGCTGGTGGTTCTACATTCCCTATTCGAATAGCAATGTTTTCGACAGCGAAAATGACACTTGGCGTGAGTTCAATGGGGAGGTAGTCGGCTGGCGCGAGATTCACGAATGACAAAGGGTGAGAAAACCCAAGGGCTGGGGAAGTTCAAAACCAAATTGCGATTACATCGCGAGTTTATCGAGAGCCCCAAGCTCCACGACAATGCTCGCAGACGTGCTCGACTTTCCCATAGCGTACACGGGTGTACGATCTTACATGGGTGGGCTTATCACCGCCACAATAGAGGTGACTGCCAGTTATTCGCGATCCGCTGTTATACATATGCAATTATAGTTATAAGAGTGGAAGCGGTCCGAAATCTGTCAATACGTCTAAAGCCCTCGGTATTTTCTCATAAAAAAGGCGTCTACTTGGGGTTAGACGCCTTCTGGAAAGTGGTTAGTCTCTTATAACCATAATTGCGCTGCAAATGTATGTAAACATTGATAAACACGCAACAAGTATAAGAAAATTGCACGGTGCAACATGTTGCGATAGAAAATGTCTATTTTGCCTCTAAATATTTGCAGAATGAAAAAAGATGCTTATATTTGCAGTGCGAGAATCGTTGTAGTTGATACAACAAATACATATTAAGCCTTACGGCGTTGTCCTTGTGGCGTATCTGTGCAAGCAGCTACGACGGTTCTCGCAAAACTTAACAGGGCAACGCCTTTTTTACTTACTTTACCACAATGAGCGAGAACCGTGAAAAAGTAAGCGAAGCAGTAAAGCATAGTAACTGCAACGCACCTATTGCACCCACAGCAGTCGCTGTGACCACAACTGAAAAACAGATTAAAGCCAGCAAGGCTCTTAAAGCCGGGTTTTCCGAAACGCCGGCCATTTTTACCGTCATAATCTGCGGTAAAGACTGCAATGGCAAGGAATACCGCATTTCCAACGTCTATGAGGAATACCACCCTCTTATGGCCGTCGGTCGAGCAGTTGTCGAGTTCCGAAAGACCATCATCGTAGGGTCTATTGAGCATATCCTCATTTCTGAACGAGTAGTCTCCAACAAATAACCTTTTCAGTCATGAAAAAAGTTCAAAAAGCGTGCGCCTTTGCTGGCGGCACAGCCCTCCTTATGGGCGCAGGTATCGTGACTGAAAGCCCCATTGCCATGTTCGTATGGCTGACCGTTTCCGTCTCTCTGCTCTATGCCGGCAAGGCGTTCAGCTTCCAGCAAAACCGATAGACCTATGGAAGCAGCAGGAGAAATGCAGTCGTTCGCTCCGATTATCGTGGTGAATGGCGTAGAGTATGGCGATTATCCATCTGCCGTATGGGACAAGGCAAATAACAAGGATGTAGATAGCGTCGAGGACGCCGAAATTATTGAAGAAATCTCCGAAGAGCGCGAATGCAGCCTGGGTCCCTATCTTCTCACGCAATACGATATTAAAAATATCTTCGAGGAGCTACGTGAGCTGATCGACATGGATGTGTACGGCGACGTAGATGGCCAGCAATACGATCTTGACTATAAAATGTATCGGATCGAGGCTATCCACCATTACAGAGGCCATGCCGAGCGCGGCGGCGACAGCTACTGCGGCATGTGGGAGACGGTCGGCGTGATTGACGAGGACAGCATAGAGGTCGTGCGAGTATTCGATGAAGACGGAATCGAATATCCGAACGTGATGCGAAAGTTGAACGAATATGCAAAAAACAGAGTTATATGAGTGACTATTTCGACGATATGAATGAAATCTATGACGAGATGAAGCGGCATAGACAAGATATGGGGAGACAAAGAATACAGCAGTTCAAACAATCATTTCCCGAAGCAAATATCTTGAATGAGACAGATTATAGTATTCGATTCATAGTAGATCATCATATTTACGACTTCTATCCTCAAAAATGCCGGCTGTTTGTCGTGAAAACAGGCAAATGGCATACGTTGAACCGACGCTATTTCATAAGCAATATTCAAAAAATCATCAATGGCAATACCTGATACCATATACGGCCTATCGAGCGAAGACTACCACTTCGAGGAGCCATATCGGGAATACCTTTCAAGTTCGGCTCTGAAGTACTATTTGAAGTCGCCGAAGTTGGCCAGGTTCGCTATGGACAACCCGAGTGAGGAGAAGTCCGACGCACTGCAATTTGGCTCGTTGTTTCACGGTCTTATGGAGTACATGACGCGTACCAATGGAATGTGGACACGAGGATATGACGCATGGCGTGCCGGGTTGGCGCAGTTCGATCCACCGATCAATCCGAAGACCGGCGTGTACTACGGATCGAACACGAAAGCCTATGCCGAAGCCTATGCGCAGTTTGAGGAGGAAAACAAAGGCAAGACCATCGTAGAGGCCAAAACCGCCGATTTGGTGGGAGATATGGCCCATGCGCTACTGAATGACTGCGGCTCCACTTCGGTGCAGGTATGCAAGCTGCTGAAATGGGGCAAGCCTGAAGTGAGCCACTTTGTAGAGTACGAGGGCTGTAAGTTCAAATACCGTCCCGACCTTGAAACCAAGCGTAATATTGTGGATTGGAAAACGGTGGCCACAGACGATTTGAGCGAGGAGAACATCAATCGCATCATCCTCAAATTCGGCTACCATATCAGCGCGGCGTTCTACTTGTTCATGGAACATGAGCGTACGGGGATATGGAAGCAGTTCATCCTCGTGCTTGTCAGCAAAGTCGCTCCCTATGACTGCGTGATGGTCGATATGAACAATTACGGCTACCGCTACCTACCCGAGTACGATATGGTTATTCCTGGTCCAGGGGCATTGGAGTTCAAAAAACTCCTCGACCTGCATATCAAATGCACCAAAGAAAACAGCTGGCCGGGTGCTGAGACATTCATCCCTGACAACAACGGCGTAAGGATGCTTGAAATCCAGCCGCCGAGATATTATAGCAACAAATTTTTAGAATTAGAATAGTATGGCCAACGAAACCAACCAGCTCCCGCTGGAGCAAACAAAACCCGCGCCTGCCGATATTTCGGTAAAGGCTCCCGAGCAGCCGAAACAACAAGAGGCGGCCGTAACGAAAAAGGAGAAGTTCACGCCCGAACTCTGCGCGAGCACGATAAGCAAGCTCCCCGAGCCACTGCAAGCTCTCAAGGTATGCTTCGCACAACCTTTCGATGCTTTCCGCAAGGCATTCAAGGACCCTGCCGAGGCCGACCGAGTGATGGCAAAGGAGATCGACTTCGCTGCGCAGGCAATGATGGCGAATACCTACCTTATCAAGTGTGCGACAAGTAATCCGTTAAGCCTTGTCAATGCCCTCAAAAACGTGGCACTGACAAACTCGACACTCAACCCCGTACTGAAGCAGGGATACCTCGTACCGTTCGGTGGCGCGATCACGTTCATGCCCTCTTACATGGGACTTGTCGATGTGCTTATCAATAACGGACTTGTCCGCAAGATCGAGGCGCATTGCGTGTTCGATGGCGACAAGTTCGAGATAAAGCACGGCTCGGGAGGCTATCTCAACCATATTCCCGACCCGTGGGGAAGCCGTGACAAGAACCGTCTTAAAGGCACATACTACTACGCAGTGATGACCGACGGCACAGAGTTGTTCGACACCATCCCCGTCGATGAAATCGAGAAGATACGCAAACGCGCCCCGTCTGCCAAGTCATCCTCGCCGTGGGACACAGACTACGAACAGATGTGCGTCAAGACAGCCATCCGCCGAGCGTTCAAGTTCATTGCCAAGAACGGCATTTCCGAGGATAAGATCAAGGCGCTTGAAGCCGTCTTCGACTACGACGAGAAAGCCGAGCAGAACTGGATCGCCGAGCAGAAAGGCAAGCCCGCAACAAGTAGCAACCGATTCGATGAGGAAGAGGTAGAATACGAAGAAATCAAGAACTGATGTACCAAATAAGTAATGCGGACTTCGAGCAGCTGATGCGCATATTCCGCGCGCTCGACCGCTGCCGGGGTTCGACCAACAACGAGATCAATGCGCTGCGAAAGATGAAGCTGCTGCATAGGAAATGGGAACGTAAAAAGGGAAAAGGATATTTGTAATATGGATGTTGGATATATCCCATTAAGTCGAAAGTTTTTTGAGCATGAATTATGGCAGGAACCAAGGGTATTCAGTCGTGCCGAAGCGTTTGCCGATCTATTGAGGCGTACACGGTTTGAGGCGAATACTTCTACCATATTGATAGGTGCTCAATCTGTAGAGATTCGACGCGGAGAGGTGGTTGCATCCATACGATTCCTTGCCAAGAATTGGGGGTGGTCTAAAAACAAAGTAGATAAGTTCCTTGATTATTTGGTCGATAATGGCATGATTACCAAACGAAAACCATACGAAATCGAAAAAGGGACACGAAAAGGGACAGTAACAAGGACAGCTCCGACAATCATAAAACTCTGTAATTTCGATAAATACAATCCTATTTCTTCAAAAGCGGGACACAAAAAGGGACACGAATCGGGACACGAAAGGGACACGAAAGGGACAATATTAAATAAAGATAATACTGGAAATAATACTTATCCCCCTTTATCCCCCTTAAAGGGGGAAACAGAAGAACCGGCAGTTCCTCAAAGTGCAGATTCATCTACAGACTCGAAAAGAAAAGAAAAAGTTGCGCGAAAAAGAAAAGAACTCGATTTATCCTTTGTCGAACCTTCGTTCCAACCTATCATGGCGGATTGGCTTGCATACAAGTCTGAGCGCGGACAGACCTATCAGCAAAGGGGTGTAAAATCGTGTTATTCGCATCTTCTCAATCTTTCCGGCGGTGACGTGGATATTGCACGTCAGATCGTAGAACAGAGCATAGCGAACAATTATTCAGGGTTATTCCCCCTAAAACAGACAAACGATGTCCGAAGTACAACGTATCAGCCCCCAAGCCATAGGGCAAGTAATGGAGACATTACCAACGAGGAGGTCATGCGCCGTTGCCAAGAGCGCGTCGCAGAACGCCTCGCTCGTGAAAAAGCGCGAGAAATGGGGCTGTACGACGACGCAGTTACTGACCCGTTTTAACCCTGACGTGCAACGCTTATGCGCCACAAATGTCGATCGTTGTTTCACAGGTGAGGCTCCTACGCTGTTTGAGGTTCGCAAGGCATATTCGCCCGCAACGGTAGATTCATGGTTGGATGTGCAATTGTCTGATCTGATTGTGTTTTGTGGCGTGAAAGGCAAGGATGAGTTTTCGGCTTCGGCGATTGTGAATGCCCTTACAGCTGTCATTGCAGATAACTTCGGCTATCTGAAACTTTCCGAACTTATGCTCTTTTTTCAGCAGTTCAAGTCTGGCAGATATGGGCGGTTCTATGGATCGGTTGATCCGATGGTAATTACCGAAGCATTACAGTCGTTTCTCGGGTTCCGAGCAGAACGCCTCGCAGCCATCAATAAGGCTAATAGGCTGGAAGAGGAGCTAAAACGCGAGGCCAAACGTGCGGAGCAAGAGCGAAACGGCGAGCTGCTGACGGCCGATGAATGGAAAGAAATAAGTTGGCTTTATAACATGTAATTTATGGGAAATCAAGCAAAAACGTGTAAGGAGTGCGGCAGACTCCTGACACTCGATCATTTCAGATTAACCCCGTTATCAGCCGACGGGCACGCAAATATCTGCAAGGATTGCGCAAAGCAGAAGCGCCAGCAGAAGAAAGATGAGTTTGCCCTGATGCCTTCGGGGGGGGGTAATCCCGAGTTGGCTAAATTCACGCCTCGGGAGCTTATCGAGGAGCTGCGTAGTCGGGGCTATTCCGGCAAACTGACCATAACGAGGGAGATTCAAGTATGAAAACACTTTACCTGCCGCTCAAAAAGGAGTGGTACGAGATGATCGAGGCCGGGATCAAGAAGGAGGAATATCGGGAGGAATCCCCGTATTGGAGGCGGCGGTTGATCGAATGCTACGCGGCCTTCAATTGGTGTAACATGCGAGGATTCGACGGTCGGTTGTGTGGCGGATGCTCCGTGAGGCCGAAATTCAGACGCTTCGATGTCGTCTGCTTCTCCTACGGCTACACGAAGCGGCGGATGACGTTCGAGTGCAAGGGCATCACAATCGGCCATGGCCGCCCGGAGTGGGGCGCGCCGGATTACAAAACATTCATCATCAAATTGGGGGATCGACTACAATGAACAAAGAAATCAAATTTAGAGGCAAGCGCCCCACATACGTTGCCTCTTGCTCGTTCGGCAAGGATTCGATAGCAACGATTCTCCTTGCGCTCGAACACGGCGAGCCGCTCGACTTAGTGGTGTTCTCGGAAGTCATGTTCGACCACGAGCGAGGCATCAGCGGCGAGATCCCGGAGCATATCGAATGGATATACGGCACGGCGATCCCGAAGCTGCGCGACATGGGCATTCATGTGGACGTAGTACGCGCCGAACGGGACTATCGCTATTTTTTCGTAAATGCCGTCGGGGGGGCGTTATGTCGGGCAAATTTACGGCTTCCCGATTGGCGGCAAATGTTTCATCAATCGCGATTGCAAAGTCGCGCCAATTCGTAGATACCTCGCTGAAATTGCCGGAGGACCTCGTTATGTCAAGAATAGGATCGTGCAATACATAGGCATCGCCGCAGATGAACCATCGCGTCTTGAGAGGATTTCGGGCAACAAAGTCTCGCTGCTGGCCAAATACAGCTACACCGAGGCGATGGCCCGGGAGCTGTGCGAGCAGCACGGGCTACTCTCGCCGATCTACGCGACCGGAACGCGCGGCGGATGCTGGTTCTGCCCGAACGCGAAGATCGACCACTTCATTCGCCTGCGCCGGGATCATTTTCAGCTGTGGCTTGAATTGAAGCGGTTGAGCCGCACGCCCAACCTTTGCAGCTATGGCTTCAAGTGGGGCAAGACCCTGGAAGAGATGGAGACGATGATGGATTGGGAGGAAAGACAATTGAAATTATTTTGACATGATGAAACGAATTATTTTCAAGTCGTCTTGCAAATATCAAGACGGCTGCTTGGGAGCCAGCAGAAAATGCGATCCCCGGCAATGCGAGGATTTGAGATCATTCATCCAAAAACTTTCAGACGATGAAAAAGAGTAGAGTTCATATCGGACCCATCAAAAAAATATTCCGCGACTGGCGGATTCTGATCTGCGCATGGGTGGACGACAACAGCCCGCTGAAATCGCAGTTCTTCATGCTCTTTCGCGGCAATGACGGCAAGGAGTACATCAAGATCGGAAAAGGCTATGATCCCAAGACCGATACCTACCCGCGCATGGTCGTTACGCGCTGGTCGATTACCCGATATGTCGGGAAGCGCGGCCAGGAGGAATCGTTCGTGTGGTTCGGCCTCGGGAAATTCATGGACGGAGAGGATCTGTAATTTATCGACAAAACAAGAACAGAAAAAGATGAAAACGATTGAGGAAAGAGCAAAGGAGTACGAAAAAAAGTACTATGACGGAGCTGCACCAGAGTGTCGTCTTGCCTTCATTCGCGGCGCACAATCCGAGCGCGCCGAGCTGACCCGCTGGCGCGACCCGAAAGAGGAGCAACCCGAAAACGGGGTCTGCGTTCTCATCAAAGTAGACGATCAACTCGGTAACAAGACGATCTATTTAGGGTCACGCGAAGGGACCGAATACTTGACAGACGGAGGCCTCGTGTTCGGAACCGAGTCGGATGCAAATTCCGAAGTCATCGGCTGGCGCGAAATCCACGAATAGCCATGAACCTACTCTACATCGATCTCTTCTGCGGCGCGGGCGGCACCTCGACGGGCGTGGAGCGTGCGCGTCTCGACGGCCGCCGGTGCGCGAAGGTCATCGCGTGCGTGAATCACGATGCCAACGCCATCGCCTCGCATGCGGCCAACCACCCCGCCGCGCCACTTCACCGAGGACATCCGCACGCTCGACCTCGGACCGTTGAAGGCCCACGCCGCGCGCGAACGCATGAAGCACCCCGGCGCGCGGCTCGTGCTCTGGGCCTCGCTGGAGTGCACGAACCACTCGCGCGCCAAGGGCGGCATGTCGCGCGACGCCGACAGCCGCACGCTGGCCGAGCATCTCTTCCGCTACATCGAAGAGCTGCGGCCCGACTACATCCAGATCGAGAACGTCGTCGAG